ACCATTACGGCACATCATGAAAGATGTTGTCCCAACACTATAATCATGTTATAAGGAAATTGGTATGCCCCCAAAAGATCAGATAGAGAAAGCAATAAAGGCATTGGCAACTGCTGGTGTTGATGTTGGTGGAAATGAAATGGCAGTGGATGTTCAAGTTCCTGAAAGGGATGTTAACTTCGAACCGGATGTTGATATTCAAGGTCTTCCTGACGGAGGGGCCAATATTAATTTCGATCCGAACGCTCCAGTAGACCAATCACAAATTAAGTTCGGAGATAATCTTGCCGAGTATATTGAGGAAAATGATCTTCAAACGTTATCCAATAAATTAATTTCATCATATGAATCCGATAAGATGTCCCGTAAGGATTGGGAGGATACATATATCAAAGGATTGGATATGCTTGGATTCAAGTATGAGAATCGCACGCAGCCTTTTGAGGGCGCAGCCGGTGTTGTTCACCCATTATTAGCAGAATCAGTTACACAATTCCAGGCGCAAGCTTATAAGGAATTACTTCCCCCTGCAGGACCAGTTAATACTGAGATCGTTGGGGAGATTACTCCTGAAGTTGAAGAACAGGCGAAGCGTGTCAAGGATTACATGAATTATCAATTGACGCAAGTGATGAAAGAATATGATCCAGATATGGATCAGCTTCTTTTTTATCTTCCTTTAGCAGGTTCAGCGTTTAAGAAAACTTACTATGATTCATTATTACAGCGTCCTGTTTCAAAATTTGTTACAGGAGAAGATTGTGTTGTTAACTATATGGCTTCATCTTTGGAAGAAGCACATCGAATTACGCATGTTACTAAGGTAGATTCCAATGAATTAAGAAAACAACAAGTCAGCGGATTTTACCGTGATATAGAAGTTTTAACTGGTTCTATTAATACCATTAGTGAAGTAACTGAAAAAGTTGATAAGCTCCAGGGTGTAAGTGATATCATTGCACAGGATGATGATGAACATTTTCTTTTGGAAATGCATGTTGTTGCGGACGTCCCAGGATTTGAAGATGAATCCGGGATTAAGCTTCCTTATATTATTACTATTGATCAGTTTTCTACCAAAGTTTTAGGAATACGAAGAAATTGGACAGAACAGGATCCAACCAAGAAAAGAATTGATTATTTTACACACTACAAGTTCCTCCCAGGACTAGGCTTTTACGGGTTTGGTCTAATACATATGCTCGGTGGGTTATCGAGAACGGCGACAAGCGTATTGCGCCAACTGATTGACGCAGGAACTCTCGCTAACCTTCCAGCAGGTTTCAAGGCACGCGGTTTGCGCATACGCGACCATGACCAGCCGTTGCAGCCGGGAGAATTTCGTGATGTGGATGTTACCGGAATTTCTATTAAGGAATCATTATTGCCACTCCCATACAAGGAACCGTCCCAGGTTCTATTTGCTCTTTTAGGATTTGCAGTTGATGCAGGAAAATCTTTCGCAGCAATTGCTGATATGAAAATGGGCGAAGGCAATGAACAGAATCCAGTTGGAACAACTCTAGCTCTTTTGGAAAGAGGAACTAAGGTTATGAGTGCTATTCACAAAAGAATGCACTATGCGCAAAAAACTGAATTTAAATTACTGGCCAAAGTATTTCAATTATATCTTCCACCTGAATATCCGTACCAAGTGGTAGGAGGAAATCAAATGATCAAGCAAACTGACTTTGATGATCGTATTGATATTATTCCTGTTTCAGATCCAAATATATTTTCAATGGCACAGCGTGTCACATTGGCACAGCAGCAGCTTCAATTAGCCACTGCTAATCCAGCCCTTCATAATATGCGTGAAGCATATAGAAGAATGTATGACGCGATGGGAGTTGATAACGTGGATGCAATTTTAAAACCTGATCCTGAATTACCAGAACCGATGAGTCCTGCAACAGAGAATGCAGGGGCAATGAATGGAAAAGCTCCAAAGGCATTTCCATTTCAAGATCATCAAGCGCATATTCAAGCACATGCAGAATTCATGTTTACAAGAATGGTTCAGATTAACCCACAAGTATATTCCATGCTGCAGGCACACATTTGTGAGCACATTAGCATGATGGCTGCGGCGCAGGTTCAAGAAGAGTTCAAGCCTCAAATGGATCAAATGCAGCAACAACAGCAACAGGCGGAGCAAAATCCACAAATGGCACAGCAAGTAGAACAACAAATGAATCAACTTATTAATGCACAAGCTGCAAAACAGGCTCAAATAGAGGCGAAAATGACAGCATCATTAGCGCAAGATGAAGAAGATCGAATGAAACGAGAAGCGGAAGATCCACTAATCAAGCTTAAACAGCAAGAGATTGACTTAAAGGCTATGGAAGCACAAGCTAAGCTTCAAAAAGATATGATGGTTGATTCTGAAAAACTTGACATAGAACGTGACAAACTGGAGGCAGATACAAGTATTAACTTGATGAAAGCTTCCGCAGATGTTAGTAAGGAAGATTCTGCAGAAGCAATGACTCTCTTTAAGGAAAATATGATTAACTCAAGGGATGCAATGAAGCAACGCTCTACGGAACGGATGGCAAGGGAAAATGCAAAAAGCAAAACGAATGGAACTTCTAAAAAGTAAAGTTGATAAAATCGCTACTGCCATGAAAAAAATTGAAGATGTGGCGAATAGTGAAATTAACAACCAAGAAGAATATCTACAGGTATGTGGTGCCATGTTGGCAGTCACTAGAAATATGTATGTAGATGCATTAGGGGTTCATGGTGCAGCTCGCATGTTCCAGGAAGTAGCAAATACTTTTATGATTCAAGAGGAATTGATTGATCAATATTATAATATGCCAAAACCAACATTACACTAATGCCATTTAAGTCAGAAAAACAACGAAGATATTTATGGGCAAAGGAACCAGCAATTGCCAGGAGATGGACAAAAGAACATGGCAGCAAACCTGTCAAGAAGAAAAAAGGTGGATTATTCCATGCAGATGGTTATAATACTGCCCCGTGGGTTAATGAATATGGATATCCTACGGGCGGGATTCCAATTAAAAAAGGAGGATAATAATGCCAAAAGTAGGTAAAGAAAAATTTCCATACACTTCAAGTGGTGTTCAGAAGGCGCAAAAGCATGCGAGAGAGACAGGACAGAAAGTTGACATGAGTGGATACAAGAAGGGTGGAAAAATTAAGAAGAAGAAAGGTGGTGCAGCGAAAAAGAAATATCACCACGGTGGCCGTGTGATGGCTGGCCAAAAAAAGCCTAAAAAATGTTAACAAGGAGGATCAAATGCAATTAATAAAAGACATTTGGACTTGGGTAAAGGAATGGAATGAATGGAAAATGAAGGACTGGATAAAAGCAGCCGTCATTGTGGTCGTTGTTCTAATCATACTCAAAGTCGTAATTATAGGTTAAAATGGCAGAACCAAGAGACGCAGCGATTAGAAGGCATTATTATCAGCCAAGAAGTTTAGTGGCTGAAAGAGCCGCAAGTAGTAAACCTGGACAGGTATACCATACGATGACATCCTTACAGGACCGTATGACTCGTCCAGGTTATACAAATAAGAAAGCAGACATTGATCAGCTGAAAGGACTTCGCCGCGAGTGGAATAGAGAGCAGAAATATACTCCCCAGGGCATGCGTGTTTCTGATGCCGCAACACGGATGGGTGCTCAGGATGTATTCAAACGTCAAACGGAAACTTTCCGTCAAGGAAACAAGGCAGCTTATAATAAGATGTATCCAATTTCTGGTGGAATTATGCACTTAGGAGAGCAAGGTGGATTTTTAGGCGCCATTCTTTCAGAAATAGGAAAGATGGGAAAAGATAAGGGCATACCTACCGTGGTAGACGATAGTGTAGAAGATCAGAAAAAATATATAACAGAAACATTCGGTCCGCAGCGTGAAGACATTGAGGAATTGGATTTTACGAATGAGTATGAAGGACCATGGCCGCATGAAAGATCACCAATAGACGAGGAACCATTATTAGTAGACGAGGGACCTATTGGGGGCACTGATGTAATAGGTGATATTACAGTATCAGATTTACCAATTGATCCAATACCAGATCCAAATATTTTGGATCCGGACTATTTAATGTGGGATCATTATTATGGCGATGATTATACTAAAAAGGGAATTCCTAAAAGACCACCTCACGTTATACCAGGAAGAGGAACTTCCTATGTGGATGAATTTGCTGACATAGTAGAGGAAGAAGAAGTTCCAGCACCACTTTCACCATACCAAGGACGTGAATTCGGCCTTGGACAATTTATGGATACAATGCCAAGAGATTGGCAGGAATATTTGGAAGATGTAGGACGATTAGGAGATATGCCAGGTGGCCATTTGGACTATGAAGAGTGGCGCGACATTATTAGAAGGAAAAGATAATGGCTGTTAAAGGTTATTATGGAGCAAATGTTCGTACTACTAGCAACCCTGTAGGGGGCAGTAGTTATAGTGGAGGAAGCCCACAACAAAGAACTGGAACTCCTAATTTTAGAC